TATTGTTGCAACGGCTCAGTTATCATCTGAATCAATGGCAAGAAGATATCTTGATTTAGGATGTACAGGTAAATCAAGAGCAATAGCAGAAACTGCTTCGCAAGTAGTTATGTTTAGAAGTTTAACAAAGGAAGAAAAAAATAAATTAAAACCATATCAATTCCAAAAGAATGAAGATGGTAGATATAGTAAGATTAGAAAAACATTCGATCTTGATGAAGATAAGGATTATATTGTTTTATTTACACCGAAGAATCGTTTTGGTGAAACTCAACCTCAATTGATTTATGAGAGAAATATGAGTTTTAATACATTGAAAGAGATAGGATATATCGAAATGCAATATGACGGTTTCAGAAAGTAGGTGAAATAATGAATGCTTTGAAACTGACAGAACACTTGTCTAATAATCGTGATGATATCTTAAAAGTCTTAGAATCGCTTGACTATCAAAATATTACATATAATAGTTCCCACAATGAATATAGATTCGCAAGAGAATATGGTAGAAATCCTTCATCTGTCAGACTTAGCATAGATACTTTAAGTTTTATCTGTTTTAGTACAAATGAACGAGGTAACTTATATTCTCTTGTGATGAATAAAAAGTGTTTGAACTTTCCACAATCTCTTGAATATATAGCTGATCTTTTAGGTCTTGAGAAAAGTAGTTTTAATAAAGCAGTAAAAACGCCTTTTGGTGGATTTTATAAAAAACTCATTCGTGAGATTCAAGAGCCAGAGATGTCAATGAAAATATATGATGAATCTATATTGCAAGAGTATTGTGGGAAATTTAATACAATGTTTTTTAAGGATGGAATTTCGTATAAAACACAAGAAAAATTTAATGTTGGATATGATATTTGTACAAATCGTATTACTGTTCCTGAATATACATTTGACGGTAAGTTATGCGGAATTATGGGAAGGTCTATTGACAGTAATTGTGTGAAGGAAGAAAGGTGGCTACCAATTATTCCATGTAGTAGAAGTTTGACATTATATGGATTTCACATGAATTATGAATGTATTCAGAGAAAGAATTTATGCGTAATAGGTGAAAGCGAGAAATTTTCACAACAACTAGATAGTATAGGAAGCAATGTTGGATTAGGATCTTGTGGTTGTCATTTATCTGATACGCAGGTGAAATACATAAAAGGTTTATTGGTTAGCAAGAATATTTTGGCTTACGATGAAGGACTTGAAGAAGAATATATTCGTGAAGAAGCAAAAAAATTAAAGATAGATAATGCAGTTTTTCATAATAGCGTTGGATACATTTGGGATGCTGAACATCAGGTAATACCAAAAGGAAGTAAGGGAAGTCCTTCAGATTATGGAAAAGACGGATACTTATATCTTATGAAAAACTGTATCAAATGGATTTGAGGTGATTAAAAATAGGACAGAGAGCAAAAGAACCAGAATTGCAGAAACTATTTGATGAAGGAAAGAAAGTATATAGTTTCAGTAAATTAAACACGATTGATAATTGCTTATATGAAGCTTATTTAACATATATTAAACATAAAAAAGGAATACCGAATGTATATGGATGTATGGGGACAGAAATCCATGATACATTAGAAATGATTGTACATGGAGAATGTGCAGAATCCGAACTGATTAAAGCAATGAACAAAGAACTTGAAGATATGACAATGCTTGGTATAGAGTTTCCTAAAGATAGAAATGGCGGCGATTCAATTAGAGATGGTTGGCTTGCTAATATGGGACATTTTTGTAGACATTTTGTAAAGCCTAAAGGAGATTTTGTAACTGAGAAATTCCTTTTATTGAAAATTGACGATGACCATTATTTACAAGGATATTGTGACTTAATCAAAATCGTAGACGAAAAAAACAAAGTAGTCAGTGTATACGATTGGAAAACCAGTTCACAGTTTAGTACATCAGACTTGATTCATCATGGTCGTCAGTTGGTGATATATCAGATGGCATTGGAACAACTTGGATATACAGTTAAAGAATGTGCATGGATTATGCTGAAATATTGCACAATCAAATATATGGGAAAGAAAACTTCTCGTTCTAAAAATGACACATTAATTGAAAAGATTTGCGAAAGAAGAAAGATTGTAGAAACGCTACAATCTGATATTGAGAGCAAATTGTCCAAGTTAGGATATGATGATCTTGATATTGAAATAATGCTACATAATGCATTGCAAAACAACAGTCTTGATAATTTGCCTGATGAAGTAAAGTCGGCATATAAAATTATTCCATATGTAAGAAAATATGAAGTTGATGATGAGAAGAAACAGGAATGTCTCAATTATATCACTTCTACATATTCTAAGTGGGAAAATCTTAGCGAAAACGAAAAAGATTACCCTCATCGAAAATTCACAAGAACTACTAAGTCTGGTAGTGAATCTCCTGATACATTTTTCTGTAATAACCTTTGTGGGTTTAAGGACTGTCCACATATAAGAAAGTATCTTGATACAAAAGAAAATAATACAGAAGAGGATGATTATTTTAGAGAGGAGAAAGTATGCAAAATTACCATCGGCATACATCCTACTCAAACATATATACTGCCGATTCGGCTGCTGTTAATGAAGATTATGCTAAACGTGCAGTCGAATTAGGACATAAGGTTATAAGCAGTGTTGAGCATGGATGGCAAGGATATTATTTTGAAACTTATGAACTGGCTCATAAATATAACTTAAAAATGGTTTTTGGAGCAGAGGCTTATTGGGTTTATGATCGTCATACAAAAGATAAAAGCAATCATCATATCATAATTTTAGCAAAGACAGAACGAGGAAGACAGTCGATAAATGATATTTTATCAGAAGCAAATATAAGTGGATATTACTATAAGCCACGAGTTGATTTAGAGTTGCTGTTGTCATTACCTCCGAATGACGTTTTTATTACATCTGCATGTATTGCATTTCATTCAAAGAATGATGGATTAACAGGCGATGATGATATTGACAATTCGATTATTAAATATTATGGCGAGAACCTTAATAATTTAATGGATGAGAATATTATATCAACTCTTCATGACCATTTTAAGGAAAATTTCATGTTAGAAATCCAGTATCATGATACTGAAGAACAAAAAAAGTGGAATAAATTTCTATTAAGAATGAGTGAGAAATATGGTATCAAATTGATCGTTGGATTAGATAGTCATTATATTTATGAAGAAGACTCGCAGGAAAGAGATTATGTATTGGCTGCCAAAAATATTCATTATGAAGATGAAGATGGATGGTATATGGATTATCCAGATGACAAAATCGTTATGAATCGCTTCTTAAAGCAAGGAATATTTACAAAAGAACAAATACAAGAAGCTATGGATAATACAGATGTATGTTTAACGTTTGATGATTATGATGATGTTCATATTTTTAGCAAAGATATAAAGCTTCCAACATTATATCCTGATTTAACCAAAGAAGAAAAGGATAAAAAATATAGTCGTTTGATTACATCTAAATTCAAGGAATATATGAAAAATGTTCCTAAAGAAAAATATGACGAATATTTTGAAGGTGTAAAAAAAGAAGTAAATACATACAAAGATACTGGAATGACAGATTATCCACTTATTGACTATGCTATTGTGAATGATGCAGTAGAACATGGTGGATTAATTACCGATACAGGACGAGGATCTGCTGTGGGTTATTTTACAAATACGTTATGTGGATTCTCAAAAGTAGACAGATTTACATCGGCTATTAAATTATATCCTGAGAGGTTCATTAGTAAGACTCGTATTTTGGAAACACACAGTTTGCCAGATATTGACTTAAACGTAGGGACACCAGATATTTTTGAACAAGCACAGATAAATGTACTTGGAGAAGACCATGTAGCACCAATGATTGCATTTGGTACGTTTAAGAAAAAATCATCATTCAAACTATATGCAAGAGCACAGAAACTTGATTTTGATATTGCAAATACTATTTCTGAACAAATTGGTAAATACGAAGAAGCAATGAAATATGCAGACGATGATGAGAAAGATGAAATAGACTTGTATGATTATGTAGATAAAAAATATGAAAGCTATATTAATGCAAGCGAGAAATATTGGGGAATTATCTCTGATAAGAAAAAAGCCCCATCTGCATATCTACTTTATCAAGGTAATATTCGTAAAGAAATTGGTTTGATTAAATGTAAAAGTGAATCAACCAAAAAAGAATATATCACATGCGTAATTGATGGAGCTATTGCAGAAAATTACAAATACTTGAAAAATGATATTCTAAAAGTAGATGTCGTATTACTGATTGATAAAATATTTAAACGTATTGGCATTGAACATTTTGGTGTAAACAAGTTGCTTGAGCTTGTTGAAAACGATCAAAAGGTTTGGAATTTATATGCTAATGGATATACCATTGGATTAAATCAGTGTGAAAAAGAGTCTACAACAAAAAAATGTATGAAATATAAACCATCGAACGTGTCAGAATTAAGTGCATTTATAGC